AGGGTGCCGGTCGGCTGGAGCTTGGACGTGTCCAGGCAGTAGCTGATGATCGCCACGTTCGCCACCTGGTTGTTGTGGATGTAGCCGAAGGGCGTGTTGTAGTAGTGGGCAGCGTCCATGTAGGCGGCCAGGGAGCGGAACTCGCCGACGTCCACACCGTTGATCTGGGTCTTGAGCACGTAGCGAGCCGCCGCCGCGCTGTTGGCGCCGTTGGCGTAGATGGCCGGGTAGTTGGCAGCCGGGAAGGCGATGAACTTGACCGGCTGGGCCAGAGCCAGCTCCTGGACTGGGTTGCTCAGGATGGTCACGCGATTCACCTGGGTAATCAGGAGGTCCTGGGCGCCCTTCGCGAAGAAGTTGCGCTCGGTCTCATCCAGGTACACAAAGTTCGACCAGCACTGGAACATCAGGTCCGAGTACTTGACGGTCGACGTGGCCGTGCCCTGGAAGAAGGACACGTCCGTGCTGGCCTGGATCTGGGTCGGGGCAGCCTGAGCCGGGAAGGTCACAGTCACCGTCTGACCGCTGACCGCCGAGACGTACACTGGGCCAGTCACAGGCAGACCAGCCACGTACTGGCCGATGATCGGTGCGCTGCCCGCGCCCGTCGGGCTCGAGAAGGTCGAGAAGACCAGGGACGCGCTCGTCGCGCCCAGGGCCACGGAGCTCGGCAGGGGAACCACGCTGGTGATGACCGGGGCGTACACGTTCACAAGGGCGTTGGCCGGCACGATGGTCGCCGTGGCGTTCGAGCTCGTGAACAGGTTCGCCTGGCCAGCCGTGTTCGCGAAGCTCACGATGACGTTGCTGCCGATCGGTGAAGCCGTGTTCGAATTCACAGTCTGAATCACGGCAAGGGACGTCTGGGTGTTTGCCGTAGGCGCCACAATCAGAGACCCGGGGAACAGAGGGCCGGTGAAAGAGCTGAAGGTCAGGTTGGCCGTCAGGTTCGATCCGGTCAGGGTGCCCTGCTGGACCGACAGAGCCACGTTGCCAGTCGCCTGGGGAGCGGCCGACAGCAGAGGGTTGGTCGTCAGACCGAAGTTGACCGTCGTGCCCAGGTTCTGGGACCAGGTGATGCGCAGCTCCACGTCGTGAAACTGCAGAGCCACAAGCGGTAGGGAAACCGACCAGTCCTTGCAGAAGAAGAACTTCAGGGGGTAAAAGATCGCCTTCTGGTTCGTGGGGGTCGCCTGTGTAGCCGTCTGGTTGTTCAGGTAGCGCTGGGAGAAGGTCTGAGCACCGGTCAGGGGCTCGATATCGGTCGAGTACTCGAAATCCTGGGTGTCGATAATCTGGCCGCCGATCATGAGCTCCACCTTGTCGATAACCTTGGACCAATCCAGGTTGGAGATCACAGAGCCGTTGTTATCACGGGCGGTGAAGTACACGTACGAGAGTAGGTCACCCTTCTTCTCGAACCGAATGGTCGAGATGCCGCCAGCGGTCGGCTGACCCTGGATAATCTGACGCTCCACGGAATGAGCATAGTGGGTATACCGGCGGTAGTTGGACCGGAAGAAAGAAACCTCGGGCTTGCCCGTCAGCCACGCGTCCTGAGCACCGGTCGCGACAAGCTGAACGATACCTCCGCTCATTTTACAATTGGTCTAGATTATTTTAGACGACCGAAAGAGGCGGCTGGGCAATTGGGTTTTTGTCGAGTTGCTGGATCGCCATGTCCATGGATGCGTTCGTAGACCAAGGGTTCATGCGACCCTTCTTCTCGTTGAATCTGTCGAATTCAGGACGCTGATACTGCTGGAATCGCCCGCCGTCCGCCGCCGCCACGGGGAACGCCGTCGTCTCGGACCGAAGGCACGACGGGGCGCCACCCTGGTTGATGGGGTCCGTGCGGACATTCATGCGCCCGGGGCCCTCTGGGCGGTTTCCATTCTCACGGTAGCCGCTCATGCGCGTCAGAGCCTTGTCCGTGTAGCACGTCTCGCCACCCTCGGCGTACGGCTGAGCCACGTTGTACTGAGCCGGGCCAGTCTCAAGGCCGTCGGTGCGCATACCCGTCTCGTGACGGATGGTCGAGCGCCGAGTCTTGATAAAGTCCGGACGGCCCTCGGGGCCGATGAGGGCGCCACCCTGACCCTCACCCTGGTTCTGAGCGGGCGGGCGGTACCACGCCTTGGAGTCCTTGGCCTGGTGAGTGATATCACCCATAGTCGTACCGCCATTCTTGACGACGGGGTTCGAAGGTCCGTTACGGCCCTCGAGGGTCGTGAGACGCTCCTCGTTGATGTTGTTGGGAAGGGCACGGAAAAAGTCGTGGAAACCACCGGCGGATGGAACATCCGACCCGACACCCAGACCCGGTCCGACGTTCTTGCGTTCGATGGGCTGGAGATTGTTCATTTTGTTCGTCACGTTCTGACGGTTGTACAAATCATAGACCGGCTGACCGAACGGGAAGCGACCCGCGTCAGGCGAACGGTCCTGGAGAGACCCGATTTCGTTTTTGGGACCGAGACGGGAGTCGCCGATGCGCCGACCCAGATCCGGAGTCATAATTTTGAGGTCAAAATAGTCCTTTGAGTGATCACGTGAATTCGCCATAAGATCCACGTCACGACGGGTCAAAGAGGGTGTAGCCGCCTGGACGGGCTTTTCGACCGAAGACTCGGTCGACTCGCTCAGACGCTTGCCTGCAAACACAAGGCCGACGACTGCAGCGAGAGCCAATGGGTCCATGTTACTATTTACTTACTAAAATATCTCTGAACGAAACGAGTGTTCTGATCGTCGACATACGTGCTGACTGGGTTCCAGCCCATCACGCGCTGTGGGATGGTGACGTAGCTGTTCGGGAAGTCGTACGGCTGTTCGGTCACGTTCTTCTTCCATGCGATGGTGGTGCGTTCACGGAGCATGCTCTCCACGTCGGTCTTGTCGGCCAGGACAACGGTGGCCGGACCCATCATCACGCCCTCCTGAAGGACCAATGGGCTCGTGTTCAGGATAGGCATTATTACTTTAGTGTCCGAAAAAAACTATAGATTTATAGTATGCCTTCTGCACCCGCACGGGTGAGCCCTCGTTCTCACAAGGCCAAATCGGCCTCGCCTGCTCGCCGCCGGCGCAGTTTGCGCGCCGGTTCCGCTCCGGGTCGACTCGGGTCTTCTGTGAACCCCATGTATCGTCGCGCCAAGTCCGCGTCACCTGGTGTGCGTCCATGGAATCCTCCGCGTGCTCGCCGCGGCTCGGTCCGCAGGTCGTCCGTCGGCCGCGGCGCCAAGGCGCTCACGACGCTTCTGGCTCTGCAGGCTGCGCTCAAAGGCGACACCCCTTACGTCGGCGCGTCGGGCAAGGCTCTGGCCATCTACCCCCTGGGTACGAGCGGTCCCAATTACACGATCCAGACTCGCACCATGGGTCGGCGTCACGAACTCGCAAAGTTCCCTGCTGTGGAACGCACCCGCCTCCGTCGCCCCCTGACGTGTGGCCGCAAGGCGTGCCTGGGTGGCCAACCCAATTCCAGCCTGTACGAACCCAAAATGACGTGGGTCAAGCTGAACGGGAGCAGAATGCCCCGTAAATTTGGCGAGGGTGCGTGGACCAACTTACCGATGCCCTCAATTTCAGCCTCGAATGTGTTGCGGTTCGAAGCCCAGGGGTATCAGTTCCCCAAGTCGGTCCTGAAGCAGGCCCACGCTGGTCTGCCTATTGCTGGAAATTACAAACTTTCTGAAAAGACGGCTGCGGCTCTGGCGGCCAAGGATCCGCGTATGCTCCCCGCCCTTCTGAAGGCGCAGATGGGACCGGAGAGCCGTTTTAATCGTACGCTCGGCCTGCCTCCTAAAGTTCAGCGCAAACTGGCCGCCCTGGAGGCTCGTGGGCGGAGTGCGACAGCGGCAAGCGCCGCAAAGGCTTTGGTCGCCCCGTGGAAGGTGGCGGCCAAAGCCCGGAATTTGACCGGGCGCGCTGCAGCCTCTGTGGGCCGCGGCGCGTCTGCGGTGCGCTCGGCAATGAACCTCGCGGGTCGTGGTCGCCGAGCGCTTATGCGCAGTCTGAAGGCTCAGGAGCGGCGGCTGCCGAATTAACGGCCGTTGCCTGCACGCATCTGAGCACGCTCTGGAAGTGTAGAATAGAAGCGATCCGGGTCGCAGGCGTCACCACCCTGGTCCTTGCAGATCGGGGAGAAGGGCTTACCGTAGGCCGCCTGAGCAAAAGCCGCCTGGTCGTTGGGGATGGTCGTCGATGCGACCGTGTAAAAATTACGTTCGGCGTCACGCTTACGCTCGAACGGGTGGATATTACTCCACTGTACGGCAATTTCCTGCCGCACACTGGGATACCACGCAGCGCTCGGTCGGTCCGGGTAGTCTATGTAATCGGTCGGAAGCACGTTACCCATGGGGTTGTCGAACGAGGGCATGTAAACCTCCTCACGGAAGGGGCCTGGAGCGCGGCCGTCGCCCTGAGCCGGACGGAGCTTGCCGTCCTTTATCAGGTTCGCACCGTACAGGTAGTAAAGGATAGCCAGGACCAACACGCCGAGCGCAAAAATGCGCGGGTCGCGATTTATGATGTAAATAAGGACTGATGCATAGATGACGAAGCGGGAAGTGGCCGCGACGCGCTCACGTGCAGACTGCTTCGCGGTCGGCCAAAACTCGAGGAGCTTGTCGTTGCGAAAAATCTCCCGCGGGTCCATTCTGTAATAGTCTGAGAAATTACTTCTTTCGACCCTTGGACTTGGGCCGGGGCGTGGGACGAGGGGCCTGCTGTGCCTGCGGCTGGAGGCCGCCCATCAGGGCTGCGAGCCCGCCACCTCCACCGCCACCCATCATCTGGGAAAGCATGTTGTTCATACCAGCCATGAGCGCCTTCTCGTCCATGGCGCCACCGGTCGTCTTCATGTTCTTGGCGCAATTCTCGGCAGCCGCCTCGATCATACTGAGCGTCTCGGGTGGGAACATGCTGATCGTGTTGCCCAGGATGTACATCGTCTGGATGTACTGCCAGATGGCATCCTTGGTCGCAGAAGTTGCATCTGGACTGGCCCACGCCACCTGTAGGTTCAGACCCTTGACGAACTCATTTTGCTCACTGAAAAAGTCGGGAGACTTGGCCATGAGCTGGGACGAGAACGGCCCGATTTGCTTCATAAATGCGTCGAACGTCGCGCGCGTGCGCGGGGTGGCCTGGACAGCCTTGAACGCCTCTTCCTCGGGGAACGTTGCTACGAGTTCGTCGAGGAACTGGCCCATCATCTCATTGAAAGCCTGAATAGTGGTCATCTCTACCACTCTATAAGTTCTAAATCCTTAAGTAAATTAGTAAGGTTCTTTGGTCATCGTCTCGTGCGACTCAGATGATCGAGAGACGATGAAATATACCAAAAGAGCCACCAAGAACGCCGGTTTCATGAGCTCCGAGTTCTTGATGGGTCCTTCATTGTTCATTTTAGCCCGGCCATATACGTAAGCCATGGTCACGGCGCCTGCGATAACGGCGGCGCCTGCAGGGTCCCGGAGGTGCTGATCCATTCTAGTACCTGTGGAGCAATTTTTTAGGGCAATTTCTCGATGCGCTGCGGACCGACTCGCGACTCTGCCGCGTCATCAAATAGGTTCTGTTCCATGTTAGACACGGACGGCTCCGGGGCTGGCGTGCCTCCTGGAACGTTCGGTGGCGTCCCACTGTTGTTCACGGTCACGGTGTTATCGACGCCGCCTGGCGTCTTGCCAAACTCCATGTTGGACCCATCGACGTTCACGGGGTCTTCGTTCATCACGTCAGGTACGTCCTCGTCCTCGTCCTCCGGGGCCTCTTCATCCTCGTGATCTAGGTTCAGATCCTCACCGGCCGCCGGCATCGGCAGGTACGTCTGAAGAATCTCAGCCGTCGGAACCAGGTCCTCTATGACCTCGGCAATTTTCTTTGAAAATCGCACCCGGAGATCATCGTTGCGCTCCTCTTCGGTGTGGGGCTCCGTGATGATATGGGGCCGCTCGTACAGGTCCTTGGCACACGCCTCGTAGCACCGCTGAACAAACACGTCGTTCGCCGGAAGCTTGATGCAAATCTTCTTGGACTTTTTGTCTGTCCGGATCGAGCTCAGAATCTTGACGTGGATGACGAACACAGCCGCCATCAGGTTTGGGAACAGAGGCTGGTTCTTGACGATCGCCTCTGTATTTTTTAGGGAAATTGAAGAGTTCCAAGTCTTGATGGCCCGCAGGAGCTCCTGGAAAACCAGCGTCGTGTTTTTCGACTTTTTGTCCATGACCTCCTTCTTGGCCTCGAGCCAAATCTCCCAGAAAGCCTCAATCATCACCGGAATCATCGCATCACAAAGCTTCTTGGTAAAGCGTCTCTCGGACTCGTTGAGCAGGTCCATGCGTCTTTAGTAAAGGAAAACAAGTTTACCGTAGGACCGCGACGCGGTCAGCTCCATTACTTGTACCAATCCAGAATCTCTTTAATCACCGGATGGCGCTCTATTTCAGCCTCGGTGAAAATGACGTGCTGTATTTGATCCGAAGGCCGGAGGCGCGACACAAAGTCCGCGAGTCCATTGTCCTCGAACCCCCGGTCGTGCTGACGAGGGTCGCCTGTGATGACCATCTTGGAGCCTTCACCGATCCGAGTCAGGACCATCTGCATCTGATTAGGCGTCGAGTTCTGCATCTCGTCTGCGATTATCCAGGACGCGTCGAACGTCCGGCCGCGCATGTAGGCCAATGGGCACACCTCAATCTGGCGGTCTTCCATCATCGTCCGGATATGGTTCGGGCGGAAATGGCGGCCGAGCGCGTCCGTCAATGGACGGACCCACGGGTCCATCTTGTCTTCGAGGGTTCCAGGCAGAAAACCGTGCTGCTCATCCACTGAAACGGCCGGGCGGGTCAGAATGATGCGGTTCACATGGCCGAGTTTGAGAGCCTGCGCCGCAGAGTTGCACGCCAGAAGGCTCTTGCCGGTACCGGCTGGGCCAGTGCTGACTACGACTGGTATCAGGCGATTCTCGAGAAGGGACTTGTAGCGGATCTGGACAAGGTTGCGCGGGCTGATCATTTGCC